TTGCTCTTTTTTGATCATTTGTTTTTCTTTGGCCTGTTCTGCCTGTGATTTCAATGATCTGTATTCTTCAATATCAATATCTTCGTACTTACGCTCTACTTGTTTTAGTCTGTTTGCGATAATACGATCAACATCTTCTTGACGGAATACTTTTTCAGCCTGGTTTGTTTCTTTTTCCTGAACTTCTGTAGCTCCAGTAGCTTCAGCTTCAGTATTTTCTATGATTTTATTTTCTTCGTTCATATTACGATATCTCCCTTGCAAGGATAAAACTGATATTTGGGGGTTTTATTAAACCTATCAGTGTATTGCTATTTATTCATTACCAATGTTTGGTGTTTGAATATCCATAGCCTTATGATCTTCTGCTATATTATCAAGAATCTCTTGTAAATCACTTTCGTCTGTGATCAATAACCTTGCTATTTCTTGATGCATATAGTGTAAAAAACTATCGTGTGGAACTGCTTTCGCCGCTTTGTCAAACAACGCAAGTTCCTGATGTTTATCACGAAGATCAAATTTCTTTTCATATGCGATGTAAAAGTTCTCATCAGGTTCTATGCCCTGCCAATCAAACCACATCTTCCAAATTTTTCTTTCTGTACTTTCTAAAACTCCAGCCGTATCTGCTAATTTAGCATTTAACATTTCTTTTTCTATTTGCAATGATACTCCACTTTGAGCTCCTTTTTTAGCCTTAATAGCTGTTAAGTGAGTCAAGTCATCAATTGCACTTACCTTTTGTTCTATGCTTTTCAATATACCATCAACACTTGCACCTGTTGGTTGCAATAGATATGGTGTATTTGTAGTGGTTTCAGGGATTGTGATAATCGCACCTGCTCCACCTGTAATTTCTGCCGCTGGTTCCGCCACTATGCTTGGGGCCGACGATATTCTGATAGTCTGGTACAATTCGGATGTCAAGTTGTATATTTCTCTTTGCAGATCACATACATCACCAACGGCGCTTGTACCTATGCCCTTGTGGAAGCTCTTGTCTGTCTGTACATGAATAAATGGAATATAACCCAACGGGTTAGCATATTCATTATATTCTAAAATCTCTCCATAATCGATAACTAAACTATCTTTTATGTTTGCAGTCTCACTTATATCACTGCCTGTGTATTCTGTTGCACCTTTTGCAACTTTGTATACCTCAATACGATCTTCATACCATACTCTTAGTACATCGTAGCTGTGATGTGCTTCATCAACTACAGTGATACTATCAAGTACTTGTTGTCCGTTTATTTTCTTTCTATAACACCAGTCTCTGACATTTGTAGGACTGTACAATGTCACATAACTTCTGATACCTTCTGCTATTTCTTGTGCTACTGTATCAACTTGATATGCTGGTCTATCAACGCCAACCCAACAGCCACCGTAAATTGTGACCATATCGTTAACCTCACGCATAAAGTCATTGAATGTTGTGTTGTCTAAATCAGCGTTTTCTAAAAAATCTCTTATGAATGGGTCTTCTGATAATTTACCCAATGTTCTACTTGGCGGATTTCTAAATAGGAAACTACGATATGCATCAACTGTTTGACGCACATGGTTTTGTAATGCAGTATCTATTAGTCTTTGTTGATATTGATTTCCAGGTGCTTGATCTTCCGCTATATATTTTCTTAAATAAGCACCATCTCTGTATTCTTCAGCACCCATATAGGATCTCATATAATAATCCCAACGATATGCGTATTCTGAATAACCAGGGTGTACCTGGCTTAATTGTTTTGCTGTTTTCATATGTATATCCTCATTATGAGTGTTTTTACTGTGTTTCCCACATTGCTAATGCCATTAACCGAACAGATGTTAATTACATTGTTATTTATCATCGATATATCTTGATTATCTGTACAGATATAGGTTGACATAATAAATACATATGCTACTATAACTTTGTGTTGAGTAGTACCTAAAGCTCTTTCTATTTCCATAATGTACGCTCATATACACTATCCTTAGAGCTTTAGGTCATTAAAAAACCCGCAGTATTTTCATATTGCGGGTTTTTCTTTGATATGCTATATTATTTTAATTATTAAAGGACATTAACCTGGTAAAATTAATGTAATGTTATTTATGCGGTTAGTGAGCTTTGTAGTATATTTTGGAGAAATACAATGTCGCATTATTACCCACTAACCGCAACATAAGAGTACTCACTCTTACTACTGATTCTCATCAGCAATACTGTTATTTATCTGTTGCTTTTTCTATCAACTTTCTGTGATATTTGTCTTTGTCATCATAATCAACGGCAGTAAAATGACTAAACATATGATCTTCCATATCATACCATTCTTTATCTTCGAATGCATATGGTTCACATCTTACTTGATCCACGCCATCGTCATTTCTTTCGCCTATGACACAATTCATTAAACTGTTTTCTTCGTACTTTTGCATTGCTTGTTCAGCACTATCAGCCGCAATGAAAACTGTATCAACTCTTACGAATCGTCTTCGCTTTTCAGCTTTGAATATTTTCTTACCGCTTAACTTTGCCAACATTCTTTTTGCTTCAGCGTCTTTCTTATCAACGGCTTCAACATTCAACTCATATTTTTTCTTAGGCATAACTATACTCCTCTATAAATTCATTGTGATCAGCACAATTAACTCTTTGACTTGCTGTATGTGACCATAATAAGACTTCTTTCTCATTACCTTCCATCACACACATAACTCTATCAAAAAACCATCTACTATCAACAGGATCAAGACTTTTTACTTTTCCTTTTTGATCAAGTGTACCAGATGCTTTAAATCTATTTGCGAACCATTCAGCTTTTTCTTTATCTGTGGTCCAACTCCAATCATAATCTGGTAAATCATCTTGATAACCTCTATACAACATCTTTGGATTTTTTAACCATTCTTGTGTTGCTTTGTTTGGCCCAGGATCTAATAGGAATATTTCGTACCAAGCTTCAACTTGATTTCTAGGAAATTCAGTTCTCTGCCATACAGCTGATACTATATTCCAATACTCTTCTGGATCTTCTGGTAATTCATCTTTCAACGCTTTAGTAAACAACACCTCTAATTGTTGATGTCTATCATAAAAATAAAAAGCACCATCTGGCATTCTTTTACCCAACCACCAATCGTTTTCTAAATTACGCATCTTATGCCTCCTCTAATACATTCTCAAGCAAGTCAATCTTGTCCCATACCTGTTGATCAGTTATAGTCTCAAGTGTGGCTCCATCATTCTGTAGTGCCAATACCAATTGTTCAGCATAGGTGCCACCTGACCATCTGCTACAATCACAATCTGACGGCATCCATATATTCATATTATTGTGTGTTATTTTTGTCATCTTATAGTTCCTCCTCAAATTCATTTGTGATTTTGTTAATTGGTCTGATCCATTGAATGGATTCTGGATCTAAGTTGTCCCACACCCAAACATAAGGATCACCTGCTGTCTCAAATTGAGTAGTGTATGGTCCATCCTCATCAATTATATGAGTTTCATATACTTTCTTCATCTTATGCCTCCAGAATAGATTTGTAATTAACTAAATTTTCATTATAATCAACCCAAGCCTGACAGGCTTCTCTAGGCGTCTTACCAGCATCGATCAGCTCTTGCAATTTAGTTCTCACATCGGCATTGTTCTTAATACCCCAACCAGTGAATAGGTAAAAACAAGCATATTCAAGATCTGTGAGTTCATTTACAGTCTCATTCGGTGCGTGATTTTTTTGCATATCCACAGCATCATCATATGGTAATGGATAAAGATTCATATGTGAATCACTTGTACCAACATTGTACAATTTCGTATTAACGAAGTTCAACCCGATAGGGTGCATTTTTCTTTTCGACATTTTAGTCTCCTTTTTTATGTTTTAGCATAAATTATTTTATACTATACTATTAATATATATTGATTAGGTAGAGTGTCAACCTTTTTTTACCAATAAAAAACCCACAATATTTTCATATTGTGGGTTAGTCGGGTTAACTACTCCCGGTTTAGAAAGGATCATTTAATAAATGATCAAAAATGAAATAAAGACAATTTGGCGCACCGTCTTTATACTATTAATATATATTGATTAGGTAGGTTGTCAACCATAGATTGTCTATATAGTTCGCGGTTTTTTTACCACGCACCGTATCTTTTTACCGTTCTTTCAGCATATTCCGGCTTAATTGGGTACAGATATGACACCATATAACTCCAACTATCATTAACACCATCATATCCTTTTTCAGCATCTTTTTTAGGAATGTTTGTATTTGCTTGGTACTCCCATTTACTAATAGCTGTGATTGTTTCTCTACAGGTAGGTTCTATGAATAGGTTTCTATTACCATTGGCATCACACAATAATCTATTGCCGGCATTTATTCTATCTTTTACTAATGGATTTGCTTTGTTTACCATTACCTTAAATCCATACTGTTGTAATATGGTGTGATCTGTATTACCACCCGCACTTGTTTTTCTTTGCGCCCCGGCACTATCTGGGTAAATGAATATCATCTTATCTGGATACTTTTCTTTTATCGCTTGACACATTTCATCTGTGTTCGTATTACGCAACACTATTTCATCAACTATATGCAATCCTGTTTTATACTTTACAGCAATTACAGCCGTCATTTTTGATATGTTAAAGTCTAAACCAATATGTATTTGATTAGGAATCTCACCATCGAACTTTTCTATGTTATCTTTATCAAATGCATAAAATATAATATTTCCACTACTTTGCCAATTGGCTTCGTACTCCTGTTTGAAAGTGGCCAAATCTAAATCTCTTCTTGCGGCTTCTATTTCTTCCAAGCTAATTTGTCCGCCTTCCAATGTTGTGTATTGATACGCACTCCAATCTTCCAACTTGTGAGCTTCCATCCATAAATCATAAAACCAATTACCCATACCTTGTGGCGTACTAATAAACAACGCACCACCTTCACTATCCGATAGTGTAGGCCTCACTATATCTGTCCAAATTTTTCTATCGTAAAAGGCGCACTCATCTAAAACTGCAAAATCATATCGGCTACCACGAATACTAACCGCGGCATCAGCACTACGCAATGTGATTGTACTGCCATTAACCAAATACAATGTTAAATCACTTTCATTGATCTTTTTAACCCATCTTCTCTTTACCAACTGTTCTCTCAAATCTTCCAATATGATATTCTTTGCTTGTCTATAGTTCAAGCTCATATACATAATCTTTTGATTCGGAAATCTTGCGGCACGAGCCATTTCCCATATTGCCAAATAGGATTTTCCAAAACGCCGCCCGCAACAAGCTAATCTAAAGCGATTCTTATCATCAAATATCTTTTGTTGTGGTTTACTCAACGGCATTACTTTTTATACTCCTGTCTCAATATCTTGGGTGCTGTTTTTCGCCAATCAACTCTGTGATGTAATCGTTCGTGCTTTTTACCCAATACTGCTACTCGTACTCCACTAGGGTGCATCATAACACTAAAAAAGCTCTTAACATATGTACCTGTGTCCAAATATAACTCTGTTAAACCACCCTCATTAGACTGCGTTAGCTTCTGTATAATGCTGGTTTTCATCTGTGTTAACATTATATCGCCCTTGTGACCCAATCGTACATATGCGTTAACATCTTCATTTGTTCTTCCACTAAACTTGAATGGTCTATCTGTGGCACACACGAAACTGTTCATTGCTTTACGCTTTGGTCTGTCCCATCCACCACCACCTTGATAATCACCACCTTGACCCATTGCCAATGTGAGTACTGGTGTGCTTTCAACGAACTCAACCATTGCTGTGAATAATCTATCCATATTTGTTAATTGTATACTACGGCTTCTATTGTTATGTTCAGCATTTGTGATATGCTGTATACTACTATAATCATCATCCAATACCATAAAGTATTTCAACCCCAACTCTTTAGCTATTGTCCAACACCAATTTCGTGCGAATACAACACCACGCTGATGTGTTTCATTATCCATTGTGTCTGTGATTTCTGCGGCTTTTAACTTATCAAATACATACACTGAATCACCATACAATCTCTTGTACTCATCAACAGTATCATCTTGATCATCAACTATATAAACAACGCGACCTGTATAATTAAATCTATCCAACATACGCTTGGTGTAAATACGGTCTGGTCGCTTGTGAGTGAGTATGAATACAGCAAAGTCATCACGCATTGTTATCAGCACTTTCCAAGTATATGTCAGCAATATCATCTCTTAATTTAGTATAACCAAGCTCTATTGCTCTATCAAAATCAATTATAACCAACGCACTATCTTCAAATAACTTTTGTGTATCTTTGTCAGCATGGGCATAGTATTCAGCTATTCTCCCATAATCGAACTCAATATGTCTATAAGCCGCAAGGCTTAAAAATTTTTTTATATCAGCTGGTAATTCACTCTTCTCTATGTTGTCCAACAATCCTTGAGCTCTGTGATCATCATACAAGTGATCCAACTCTGGCTTATCACCTTTGGGCTCATACAATGGCGTATCTATCTTCTTTGTGTATGTATCGTCTGACACTTTCAGCATCTTATCAAGCTCTTCACTCTTAAAACCTGTGAGTTCAATATCACCTGTGAGTTCTTTCAAATCAGCCAATTCTTCTGTTAATAAATCTTCATCCCAACCTGCTAATTCATTCAACTTGTTGTCAGCTATTCTATATGCTCGTACTTTTTCATCACTTATACCGTCTGGCATCGCCAATACTGGTACTTCTGTCAATTCCAACTCTTTGCTGGCTTTCCATCGTGTATGTCCTACTACGATAACATCATTTTTGTCAACAACTATGGGTTGATTAAAGCCGAACTCTCGTATACTATCGGCTACTCGCTTTACTGCTTTAGTGTTTTTTCTTGGATTTTTATTATATGGCGTCAGCTCATCTGGGTGTCGCCACACTATTTCTTTTTGCATAGGGGGTCCTTTCTTGTATTATTTACTTATTCTTTTGTTTATTGCCATACGAGTTCTTTTACCTTTGGCTTTCATTGCCGCTTGTTCAATCCTCATACCCTTGTTAAAACTTGGACTACTATATGTTAAAGTACGACCACCACGCCTGGCATATGCGGCTCCGGCTTTGTGTCCACCGCAATTACCTTTACATTGTGATCCTTTGTACTTTGCCATTATTTTTTATCCGAGGGTTTGTTTATTTTTCCACTTCCCACATATAACCCAAAAAATCCTGCTCCCGCTCCCACTATGGTTGCTACGAAGCCTGCTTGTGCTGTTGTGGGTTCTGGCATTGCCATAAACCATTGTGTTGTACTATAGAAAGCATATGTGTACAATGCCATCAATAGTCTTGGAATCAGTCTCCAATTGCTCATTAATTCAGGTAATTCACACTTTATGAAGTACCATACATTCTTTATTATCACAGTGATATTTTTCATTTTTTCAATATCCTTTTTGCCCAACTTAATCCGGCATTACCACCCCAACCTAAATACGCTTGTGTACCTGGGGTGTTGCTTCCTGGCTTGTAATAACTTTTGGCACGGCTAAGAAAACTATATGTTCTCTCAACCGTAGCCATACTTACATTTTCGCCTTTTGCAAATTGATTTGCCCTTGCTAATCCCACTGGCGTCATACCCTTACGACTCGCGGGTGCCTTGTCTCTCAAAGCTAACGCTTTTTTAGCATTGGCTCTCATTTGTGCTGTTGGTCTCGGCATTAATTTGTCGATTCAAAAATTAACTGAAAGTCTGCCGCTACTGCTACATCTGATCCACCCAATCTTTTAGCACGGAATTCAATGATACCGCCTGCTGGAATTTGGAAAGGATTTGGTAGGTTGTATGTGACACCTTGACCATCACCTACGATTGTTGTTAGCACTTGTTTGAACGGTGCGTTATCTGGTGCTTTGTTTAGCCAAATACTCACTTGTGCTCCACCTGTGGCACTCATCATAAATGTTGTGATATATGCATTTGTGTTTGCTGGAATAGCATAACTTGCACTTTGTTGCTGTCCTTCACCGGCCGCTATTTGATATAATGTTGTATCATCAGCATTGTTGTTCACGCTGATTGCACCTGCATTTACATCACCGCCTGATCCAACTTTGTTTACGAATATATCATTTACATGACGATAACT